CTGTAGATATCGAGCGCCTGCTGCGCCTGCTGGCGCTGACCCGGCTCGACGCCCTCGCCCGGCACCAGGCGGCACCATTCGCGCTGCGGCGGGAAAAGAGCCGACTGAACCTTGTTGGCAAAAGAAATGGTTGAATTGATGCCGGTCGAATCGAAGACGCGCGACATCTTATCCTGGCCGGGAACGTTACCCTCCCAGTGGCCACCATAGAGGTTGCGCATGGGAAGGAAATATTCGTAACACTCTTCGTAGATAGCCCGCCACTGATCTTTGTGCGCCTCTGCCTTCCTGGCGCGGGCCTTCACCTGGTCGATGGACGGCTTCATTTCTTCTTCCTGTAGCGGCTTTTGATTTCCTGGCGAATATCACTCGCCATCGTCCCGCCCGTTTCCTTTGCGAACTTTTTGGCGCTGGCCATCCCCTTCTTGGAGTAGGCGAAATGCTTCGACTTCATCCCGCTCGACGTTTTGTATTTCACCATTGGCACGATCGTAGACCTCCAGGGTTCGGTAGCGCGGATTACGCACAAATGGTCTTGTCCGCGGCGGCACAATTAACCCTGCGGATTCTGCTTTGGACCCAGGGTCGTCGTCGTTTGCAAGCCGCCGGGCGCCGGCAAATCCTCCGGAATGGCGCTACCAAGTTGCATGCGCCGGCGGCGACGCTCGGAGGCACGCCGGCGTTCGCGCCTTTCCGCCTCCTCGGCTTCTTTTTCACGCCGGGTGATGCCGGCATCAAGTAGCGGCGATGGCGCCGGTGCGCGCGGAGAAGAAAATAATCCACCCATTAGAAGAACCTCACATAGAGATGGCTGTCGGACATATCTGGTCCATATTTTTTTAGCGTAGATTCCCGTTCAAAATATAGGCTTTCGATCCATCGGCAAAGGGGAACGACATCGGAACGCACCAGCACTTGCAAGCGATGCAGCTTCATTTTCTTGGCCGCATATTCCATGAAGAGCCCCGCCCCCCTATGCATGGGAAGCGCCTTGCGGGAGATATCTTTCGAGCAAGTGAGCCAGGCTTCGCCGACGCCGGTCCACATTGTAACAATGCCCCAGCATGCGTAGACCTTGCCATCGCCAATGCCGGTCCATGCCGTGCCGGCCTCGGCATACTCGGTTAGATATTTGCGATAATCGACGCGCGGGTCTTTGACGGCCAGCTCGTCCCACCACTGAAAATTTATACGATCAAGATGCTCGGGCCGAAAGTGTGCAACCGTATTGTGCTTGCCGTCGAGGCGCATCACCTTGTTGAGTTCAGACGGCGAAAACATCAAAGTCGAGCGCCTTGGTAGGCGTTATGGTTTTCGGCAAGAGGCCCGGCTTGCGCGTCAGGGTCCGGTGTTCGCCGCCACCGAGCAGGGCATAGGCCGTTGCGTCGCCGATGTGGGAATGCTCGTTCTTGTAGGGCGCGTCCTTGAACCGTTCCTGGCCGGCAATGGCGATACGCTTGAAGTGATAGCCGCCAACCAGCGCCTTGCGCGTTCTCACACAGGAGCGGTTGACCAAGAGGCCCGGCTTGCCGTCGATCAGCCTGCCCATCGGCATGGCCAGTGCCTCGCGCCGGGTGCGCCATTCGTTGGTGGCGGTAGGCCGTGCGACCAGGCCGAGCGTCGCCAAGTGCTGGAACGCGGTGGTCTCATATATCGGATCGCGCGCGGCGCCGGCAGGGTCGCCCCAGATGGCAAGGGAGTAGCGCGGGAACACCGTCTCGATCTCGCCCAGTAATTGATGGCCAAACCGCTCCAGGCCCATGTCATCGGTCACCAGCTCGTGCAGAATGCGCCAGGTTCCCTTCTTGGAGCGCTGCGAAAACGAGGCGGCCGGCGTCAAGCCAAAGTCAAGGCCGATGTGAACGACCAGGCTGGGGTCCGGTTCAAGGTCTGCGGCCATCATGCTGTCTTGGTATTCCGGCCACACCGGCCGGCCCTCCTGCACCAGGGTATATTTCCCCTGGGCGTAACACCTGATCCAATCTAGGTTTTTACCGCCTAAAATCTGGGCATAGTAGCCATCCGGCAGGTTCTTAACGTTCTCAGCGTCGACATTTTGCTGCCACCAGCGGCCGGCAGCGTGAACGAAGCCCTGCGCCTCGGGCATATCCTCGGGCACCTCCTTGACCTCGACGACGCCCGGCGGCTGGTGGAAGAACTGCCATGGAAAGCGTCCCTTCGGCTTGTCCTTCTCGGCTAGGCGATAGAGCCAATGATCGTCGTCGGGCGGGTTGCTGTCCAAAATAACGCCGCGCCATGTGGGGCCGCCATCGGCCTTTGTGGGGTACCTTCCCACTCTATGGGTCAAAGCATCGATGATCGCTTTGGGCAACTCTCGGCATTCGTTAACCCATCCGCCGGTTAATTCGAGCGACAGCAGCTTGCGCGTATCTTTTGGCTGATCGAGCGCCAGGAATATCACCTCGCAGTCTATGCCCGCCGCATCGCCCCTCGACGGCAGCTTGAGGTGGTGTGTAACGGGCGGCGCGTGGCGGATGTGGCCCCAGATATGCTCTGGAAATAATTCCTGCCAGGTCTTCAAGGTGGTGGTCTTCAACATGGGGTAGGAGTTCCGCACGATGGCGAAGCGGGTGTACTTTATGCCGTCCTTCGGGCTGGGTTTCTGCTCGATGGCGCGGCGGAATATCTCGGCAGCGCACGCATAGCTCTTGCCGCTACCAACGGGGCCGATCAGGCCGCGCACAAACGCCTTCGACTGCGTGAACTGCCAGATTGTTGGCGCGTTCGAAAAGTCGAAGTTCACTACTTCTTGCCACCCGGCGCAATCATCTGCACCTCGATAACGGCCGGCTTGTTAACCTCTCTCTCCTGGTCCAAAAGCCCCGCCGCCTTGGCCGCCATCTGGATCAAGCGCACCTTGTCGTGCATTTCGAGGTCAAGCTGCTCGCCGCTCTGTGTGGGCGTAACGCGAACACGGCGGATTGCCGCCAGGGCCGCCGGCGGGATGTCCTTAACGTCCTTCAAGCGCGTCGTGCCGTCCTCCCAGGTGATGATATCGGTGATATTGGTCGAAATCATCTCAAGAATCTGGCGCGCAAGGGCGTCCCGGTTCTGATATATGACCTCAGACCCCTTGAGCTTCTTCTGAGCTTCGCGAATGCCGCCATATCCCTTGATGACAGGGATATCCTTGACGCTATTACCAGGGGATTTTGTCATCCAAGTCCCCCGCCGGCTGCTCCGGCTGATTTGCCGTCGTAAATTCCTTGCGCTCGACAATGATGACCATACATTTGCCCTCTTTATCCGCCAGCGGCAGAGAATCGAAGAACAGGTTCCATCTGCCCGCCTCTTTCTCCTTGGCCGAGCCTATCTTGTGCCACCAGGTGCCGCCGTCAGCTTTCGCCCGCGGCACCTTTAGGTCGTAAAAAGGCATATGCATCCTCCTTTCTTACAGTTTTTCCGGTCCTATTCTTGGCCCACGCCTGGCCCGTCATCGTTTCTTCGCCCTGCCACGGCTTGATTACAATAGTCTCGTCCAAAGGCGCCGCAACAAGAACCCGATAGCCCTCCTCAAAGCGTGAGCAAACCAGCAACTTGTTTTCCCGCCGCAGAACCTCGGCACGCTGCAAGGTCATGTTGCTCAAGCGCTGCCAGACAATCAAGCTGCCCTCGCCGCGTAACGGCGGCCGCGTACAGCGCGCGATCGGGAACCAATTAGACATTGACATTCACAATGGCCCGTCCGATTTGCTCGACGACTTGCGGGACGACGGCATTTCCGAGGGCTTTAAGTCGGTCCACCCTTCTGGGAACCCCATGAGCCACTCGACCCACGCCGGGTTCAGCGAGCCACTGCCCTCGTACTTCTTCGTCCATGAGCAAAGGTTGCCCGGCTCCCGCGTCTCCCGCCTCTCGCGGCTCATGCCCTGACCCTTGTGATCCCACACTATAGGCGTCGGCCACATTACCTGCGTTGTCAGGGTTGGCACGGTTGTGCCATTCGGATATTTTTCCATTCTGCTTTTGAATTTGACTGGATCTTGATAGCTCTCGCTCGCCGTTGGCGTTAGCCACAATCCAGACTCGGTCGCGTCGGTGCGGGGCATCGACGGCGCAAGCTGGAACAACAAATGCCGCGGCTTCGTACCCGAGGCTTTCCAGGTCAGAAAGGCTGCGCTGGAGCCCCATCGGCTCGTTAACAAAGCCGCGGACATTCTCGCCAACGACCCATGTAGGCCGTAACACTTCAACAAGGGCAGCCATTTCCGGCCAGAGGTCACGGTCATCTTCCGCGCCTGCTCGCTGCCCGGCGAGGCTCCAAGGCTGGCAGGGGAACCCGCCGCAGATGAGGTCAATGTCTCCAAGTCTATCTGTCGGGATGGTTCGCACGTCGTCGTAGATGGGCGTGTCGGGCCAATGCTTTCGGAGGACGGCTTGGCAGAAGGGTTCTCGCTCACAGAAGGCAACTGTGTGAAAAGCTCCGGCTCCCTCAAGTCCGAGGCTGAAACCGCCGATTCCACTGAAGAGGTCAAGAACACGCATAACGGAAAATGGGGAAATAGTTTTGCGATTGCCCCCCTCTATACGTGGACCCCCCGCCCCCCCGAAAGCGAGTTTCGCGCCGCACTTTTTCGGAGCCGGCCAGCGTTACAAAAGCTGATCGTTCGTTTTGCATTTGGAATTATGCCCTCAGCGCGTTCGCTAGTTTCCTGGCGATCGGCACCGTGTCCCTGCCTTCGAGCTTATGGATGAAATGCTTGGCAAACCAGGCCAGGCTTTGCGGCGGCGCCCTGTTCTTGCCGCGGTGCCAGAGCAATGTGTCCCTCGCTTTAGCCTCGAACATATCGAGGGTCACGCCGAGATCGAGGAGGTCACGGGCCAGTTCGATCTGGTGCATGTCATGCGGCCAAGCTATGCCGTAGACCTCGGCTCGAAGCCGCGAGTAAAGTGAACAAAGCGCTCGTCCCATTTTGTCATCAACCCCACTTTTCCCTCTCCCTATATCCACAACCTCCCCATTGTCACAATGCTCGGATTGTACAAGCTCCCCATTGTTCAGAGAGGAATAGCTAGTATTGCTATTAGTATCTTGCTTGCTAGTACCTCTCTGAACAACCTGGGCATTGTTCGATGGCTCAGCGGCCACAGACGGCGCCTGACGAGGTTTCGGGTTATTGCGGGGTGTTTCACATGAAACATTACGCGAGCGCCCTGGTGCCGGCGCTACGGGCGGCACAGTGGCCATCTCAGACGCCAGATGCTTCAACGTCTCGGCTGCCTCGTCGCGCTCCACATCTTCATGCCTATCCTTGGCCGGCGTATTGGCGTCGACATCTTCCAGCGTCCGGGTTGGATCGTAACGGATGCGCCACGTTGCCGTGCCGTGTCCCTTGGTCGCGTGCGTCAATCGCTCCAGGTAGCCCCATGATCTAAGGCGCCGGGCGTGAGCGCTCACCGCTTGCTGAGAAATGCCGAGCTTCTTGGCGAGCAGCATCTGGCTTGGCCAACAGCGGCCGTCACGCCTGGCAGATGTATAGCTGGCATAGGCACACAGAATCAGCAGCGATGTTGGGTAGCGATGGAAGCGCTTGTCGAATGTCGCTCGACCGGGCAGCATGACAAACCGCCCGGCAGACTTCTCGTCACCGCCGGCCTTGGCGTCCTCGGGCTGGCGGAACGGATCACGCTCGTCACTCATCATGCTCATCCTCTTCAATTGCCAGCACGCCGGCGTAGCCACAGATGTCGAGCAGACAATCGTCGACCACCGCCTTGTCTCGTGCCTGGGCCAAGCGCACCAGCTTGAGATCGATCAGCTTGATCACAGCGGCACGCGGCGTGCAGTTCCAGCGCTTGGCAAGCTCGGCCAGCATCTCCGACGCCGGGCCGTACTGATCGTGGCCGAGCTCGACACGCCGCGCCGCCGAGGCGAAGAGCTTTGCCGCCGGCGCCGTCGAGCGTGTCGGTGGATCAATCGGCGTGAAATCATCATGCATATCGTGTGGCTTGACGCCGTCGATCCAGACGCCACTCTTTAAATAGCTCAAGTGAAGCGGCCAACATCACAGGCCACATTGGTGTATGCCTCGATGACGCCATCAGCCCCCCGGCCAAGCCGCGGCGATACAGCGATGGCACGATACATATCAACCAGCGACCAGCCCTCGCTACGCATCCACAGGTAATGTTCAACCGCCATAGACTCGGCTTCTTCCAGCCAGTTCATTGCCAAATTCTCTCCACTTGCCCTAGAAAACTACGCCAGTCCTTACTTGATCTCCATAATTTCAATGCCGTGAAGCGCCTCGACAAGTTTCTTTTTCAACTTGTACACAGGAGTGCGCACACCCTTCACATCCTCGATCACCTCTGCCCCATCCTGCTTGTAGCGAAAGTCGGCGAGATAATTGCATATGTGCCGGCCGGCGACAGCCACCTTGAACTTCGGCTGAGTTTCGAGATCGGTTATGTCGCCCTGCCTCTCAAGCTGGCGCAGCAATATGAACCTGTTGGCCTCGGCCTTGCTGGCGAACCTGATGCCGCCAACTATCGTCGGCTTGGCGCCATACTTATTCATCCTTGAACAGCACTTATTCATCTTCATCGGTCAGGTCTCGCGCACCAGCGATCATCTGGTCTATCGCACGGTGACGCGCCACAGTGGTTCCCCGCTCGGCGTCGACCCGGCTGGGGAGAGCCGGGCGCGCGAGACCCTCTTCGATCAGGCGCTCCAACAAGCGCACCATCGTGACGCCGTCCGCAGCGGCGCGCTGACGCAGCGCCTCTTTGATGTCCGGGTTGAGGTCGAAGAACGACGGAGCGCCGCCGCCATCGGACCTTATTTTCTTTAGCTGACCTGTCATTACCCACTTGTAATAACATATGGAGGGTATATATATACAGG